CCGCACTGGTGAGCGTTCCGGTCAAGGCTTTTTGCACCTGTCCAACGAGCGCCCCGGCACTGGCAAACGTCCCTACCAGGCTGTGCGACCATTGCTTGGTGAGCGCCCCGGCGCTGGTGAGCGTTCCGTCTACCGACTGATTATACTGGGTACCGCCCGCCGCTGGAAACAACGCCGGGGGCAGCGGCGGATTCGGGCGATAATCAAACGGACGACGAAAAACGTACCCCATGCCGATTTAACACTCCCTATTAGCCGCCAACCTCTTCAAAGACTGCGGTCACTTCAATCGTCAAACTATCGGCGGGGGTGCTTTCCAAATTGACAACCAGCCGCCCAGACGGACTAATCTTGATGCGCGTTTCGGGCGTCGGCAGGTAGTGCCAACCTGACAATACGTTAAAGCCCTCTGAGCGCAGCAGCACTAGCGTCGTCGCGCGAGTCGTGTTGTGGAGTTCGACAGTGCCGCCAAACGCCGCGTCGCCCACCTCTAGCGGGCTAGGCGTCGGCGCTGACCCGCCTGATCCTGACGCGCCAGTGCTGCGTTGCACCGTCAAGCGCAATTGCTCGCTATCGGTGTCGCTGCTCTGTGTGATTTTGATTTCATGAACAATCACCGCTGCATCGGCGGGGGCGTTGATTTCGATAATATCCACCGCGCCCGCGGTCACTGCGGCGCTGCCTGCTACACTATACATACGTCCCATAGGTCACATCCTCAATAGGGTATTCACGGGTAAAGCGGCAGGAAGCAACGACGGCGGCAGCTGCCCCCCTAATAGCGCCCAAGCGAAGGCTTGAGCGTCGTCAGCATCATCCATGATACACGTTATGCCGTTGGTATTAATGCGCCGCACCTTCATCAATCCCTGCACCGCGCCGCTGGTATCCACCTGATTCACATAGACCTCATCATGCTCGACACCTATGGAAACCACTGCCGTACCCGCTGCATCATTATCGACAATTGACATGGCGCGCATATTCAGACTTTGGTCAAATGCGCCAATAGACAACTCATCGTCATCTTGAGGAGTATCGGCGGCGCTTTCGGCTTTGGCGTGGCTGAAGATCAGTCCACCGACTGGTTCAAACGGACACCCGCTGATCGTCGTATCCGTAGTTGTGTCGGTCTGGGTGAGCAACCCTTTGATTGTCCACAATCCACCTTTAATCATCACCCAGTTAGCAATGATACTGCCACTACTAGACATCTCATTCCAGTTGAACGTAAAGCCATCGCTATTCATGCTGGTATATGTGCCCCGCCCCGTTATGGCGGTAACAGCCCCATCCCAAATGGCAAAACACTCAGCATCAGTACAATAGGACATAGCTTGGCAGTTTGCCGCGCCATTATTACTGTTGCCCGTCACAACCGCCTGCGTTCCATCTGAACACATCGCGCCGATGGTCAGCGCACTATCACCACCATTAGACCCAGAGTTATTAGTACGCTGGACAGTCATCATAATAACCACGTCCGGACGGAATGGCTGCCCCGTTACGGTTTGAGCGCCCGCCGTTGCCGGAATGGTAAACTGACCGCCTACCACGTCGGTGATGTCCGTTCCCCCTAATACGAGATAAGACACTCGGTAGTTAAGGGTAAACTGGGCATCCACAACCATCGTCCAGCCATCGCTATTCACACTTTGTAAATCCATCAAACCGTTGGTGGTTCCTGTCCCCCCATGCTGCACGATAATCGCATCATTGCGTTGCACAGCATTAGTTTGCATGGTAGTAGGGGTATCATTAGCGGCGGCGCTGCTACAGCGTCTATCAGTCGTGCTAACGACCATGCCAAAACCTTTGTTGTGGCTGCCGCGTCCCTCAGTATCAGTAGTAGACGTGCTCCGATTCCACCATAGGAAAATTATCTTAGGTTGAAAACTCAGACCCGACACGGACACCGTACTGCCAACAACGTCCGTTCCGGTATTGAAACTCCCCACCGCCGAAAAGAGCGTCACTATACCCCCAGCCGCGTCTTGACGGCGGCAACCGTATTGTAACCCGCATACAAGCCCTCAGCCAGCAAAAAAACATCGTGAATTTCTGCCGCCGTCAATTGGTTGTTGTTCACACGGTTGATAAGCGGCACGATTTCGGCCTTTTCGGCAGCAGATAGTCCTAGCAAATCACCCGCTTGGGTTTGGGTCAATTTGCCACGCTTGTACTCCGCCAGCACCGCCATTAATGGATGTACGGGAATGCGCGGCTCTTCAAGCTGTAAGACCCGTTCGTAAAATCCCATGCCTACACCCCTAACCGCGCCTGAACTTCAGTTTCCGTACCATAAACTAAATCGGCTCGTGCCAGTTGTAAAACCTCAAGAGCCGCTTCTGGCGTCAACACCACTGGATCCTCCACAAAGCGATTCGCCAGCGTTTGCCATTCATTGCTTTCGCTGCTATCGAAATTGAAAATGCTGTCAATTTGCGCTACCGTTAGTTGATCGCGCACGTTCTCTTGCAACGCCGCAATAAACTGAACTGGATTGATATGGGCACTGGCGGGGCCATGTCCCAACAAACGAGTGTAAAGTGCCATAGGTATTACTCTCCTTATCTACGGTTTCATCTAGCAAACAATACCGCATAACACGTACCAGTCATCCTTCCCCAGTTCCAGTAGGCGATCTCGAATGTTACGTTTCTGCTGGTTAGTCAACAAAGTAGTCACCGTGACCAATACGTAGCCATGCCAGTCCGCCATAGCCTAACCGCCAGACGAAAATGTTACTGTGTACGAGAAAACAATCGAATCGCCGGAGACCACATTGACCGCGCTAAATACACTGCGATCCCACAGCACGCCGCCGCCTGTCGCCGCCTGGTTGAACAGCCCGTGTTCGGTGATCGCCCCTGCCCCGTCAAAAGTCACCGTCCCCGCTGACCGCAGCTGCGGGGCGGTCGGCTGGCTTTTGGTGCCGGTCGCGCGGGTGTTGTCCGGGTTCAAGATGGTGGTGCTTTCGGTTTGTAGGGCGCTGTCGGTGGCGTTCTCGGCGTTTGTCCCTGTACCGCAGCCGTGATAGTTCATGTTGGTGATGTTCTGGGCGTCGTTATCCCAGTCATCGACTAGGAACGCCACGCCCGTGTCAGTAATCACCCGACGGCTGACAATCCCGTAATCAGTGACCGTGCCATCAGCTTGCTTATGCACCAGCCGCAAGTCCGCCGTGAGCGCCGTAAAACCCAGCACCTTCGCTAGTTTAGGCGCTGCCCAAGCCCCGAAAGCGGCGCGCAAGTGGCCGGGCAGCAGCGCGTTTTTTAGTCGCCAACGCCAGGGCGCACGTCGGGCGTTCTCCACTACGCCCCCCTTCCGAAAGATCACAAAACCCAAGTCGCCAGTGGGACGCATATCCCGGTGTATCGTTGTCATGTCATTTATACTCCTCTGGTCGGATAATACCACGAAACTGGACAGGCGTCATACTGACCACCTCTAAACGTTCAATCGGCTCGCCGTCGGGCGTCTTCAGATGTTCGGTAACCCGCAGGCGGACAATTATTTTGACGGGCGGCTCATCCCATACGAGAGTGCGCCAGTACATTTCTTCAAACTCATACCCTACCGGGCGTAAGGGGCGCATAGCTACTCCAAAACAGGCAAAATTGTACAGCGACAATTAACGGTTTCGCTCGCCGGGGCGCTTATATCACCAGGACACATCATTGGATTCCCATTCACCATAAAGGGCTGTTCCATCGGAATCGCGCCAGGTCGCCCGCCCCGCCCATAGTTTATCCCGGCATCCACATGGCTTTTTCGTGTCCGATCATCAAACGTCGCCAGCCATTCTTTCTTTTTGACACCCCACTCCTGAAACAAGTTGAAAGACCCATAATTGCTGCTCCGGAGCGTTTCCGTCCGAGCGATCATCTCGGTGCGCCAGGGCGGGAGGCGCTGCGCATACCACTCCCAATCACTAGACGTCTCGTCACCCGTCATCCACTGGTTAAAGAGTTGATTCATCCGATTTTGCATCTGCTGCACCGTCCAACCTTCTAACTGCGCTTGAGCGAACATATCGCCCAGCGTGGTCAGGGTCGTTTCGTTCACCTGCTGGGCGAAGGTCAGGGTATAACCATTAAACCAATCTGCCCCGTAAATGTTCGGCACGGCAAAGGACGTTCCCAGACTCGCATTCCACTGATGCCCCTGGTCAGTAATGAGGGCGCTCATCAGTGGGGCATAGGCTTCGCGCCAAGCGACCTCTTGTTTCTGATAGAACGCCGCTAAGTCACTCACTACCTGCTGCCATTGAATGCTGGCTTTTGCCCGGCGCGCTTTGCCCGCGATCTCATTGATGTTTGCCAAGAGCGCCTTACGTTCACTGTCCAGTAAGGTTACTGCCAAGTCTTGGAAGCGGGGTTTGTAGGAACGATTGAGTTTGTCCACCGCCCGATGGATTGCGCCCGCGCTTTTTTTTTAGCCTCGCGCTTGGCAGCCAGCCGCACTAGCCGTTGGGTGATGATCGCTGACTTGGACGGTTCCTCATCAGTAGCCGCAGGGATTTCAGGCGTGGCTTCGGACGGCGTGGCAATCGATGGCTTACCGGGCGTTAGCTGCGGCGGTGGGGCGGCAGGCGGGACAATGGCTTGTTCATACGGCACGACACTCATGGGCAGCCAACTTATATCATCGCCGTCGTAGCGTTCCAAGTGCAAACCTACGGTCTGAGCGGCGATGTAGGGCGGCACGCCCTTGTCCACCAGTAGCCCAAAGGACTGCGATTGTACATTCACATCGGCTCGCAGCGACGGGACGTCACTGGTGTCGAAGGCGCACCACGCGCCGTCCTCCCCCTGAATACTGTAGCGATAATCCACTTCGAACAAACGTAATTCAGGCAGCATGGTATTCTGCCAAAAGCCGCGATCCGCCGCTTCCATATTGGCGTAGGTGTTGCGCGTTCCCGCCGCCCGCGCCCCAACCAGCATCCCATCGACACCGAAGGCCATGGTCATCCGGTATTCGTCACGAGCGTCAATCAGTTCAAAACCCAACTGGTCAAAAGGCGGAGTCAACGATTGGTACTCGCCACTCTGATCTAGCACAATCGGCTTGTGCCAGTTGTCGTAACCGCCGTAAATTTCCATCCATTCATTCCGCAGGCGGGCAATGGTCTCATCCGACAGCGCCCCTTGAAACTTAAGCGCCGACAGGCCGACACCGCCGCGCTGGAAAAAGGTGTAGAGAAACGTCGTCACCATGTTATCAATGTTGGTGACTTTGGCGATGCTGCTTACCGGGCTAAGTCCATACCCCATGCCCTCGAAGGGATCAAGTGGGTTGGGATACTTGATATGAATCACATTCTGAGGCAGCATCGGAATCCCGTCGCGCGTTCCCATGCCGTGCGGGCTGTAGTAGTAGCCTTTAATCGTTTTGTCACCAGGAATGATCTTCACCCGGTCTGGGCGCATGGCATATAGGGCGGTAGGTAGAACTTGACCGGGCTTCCGGTCTAAAAAGGCATAGCAGTTCCCCGCCAGATTCAGGTACATCACTTGCTGCTGCTGAAACTCCATCCAACTCTGGTGGGTATTGGGGCGGTCGAGCAGCGCCGCCAGCGGGTGGGTGACAGGGGCAAGTTTAGGCGCGTCCGGACTGCCTATGTAGGCTCGCAGCGGGGCATAGGACACCGCCCGCACTTTGTACATGACCGTCGCATAGATAACGGCATTGCCCGCAAACCCTTCCTCCGCAAACCCCTGATAATCCGTGATATCCCATTGGGCGGTGTTCTGCTGCCAAGGGGCGAACACAAACGGGGCGCTCTTACGAGTCGGCGCGGCGGGCGAACGGGTTTCCAGACGACGAGTCAACGCCAGTGAATAGCTCATAATTGCCTTACGTAGACGCCTTGCGGGGCGTCCTCTGCCGAACATACATAGCGGGCGCAATCCAGACTGTGGTTAAAATTGTCAATGGGCGTTTCCTTATTCGGCTTACCATCTCCCTCTTTAGCATAGACGTAAGCCGTTATCTCGTCAAGTATTCCAGTAGGCAATCTTACGGGTTTCTCAAGGGTCGGGTCGGGATTGCGGTTGGCATAGCGCCAAAAGAACAAGCGCGGCAAGCCGTCCCAAGCGCGGTTGAGCCGCGTCTTGATCTTGTCGATGCCGCTGCGAATATCGTTATCCGCTTTGTCGGCTAGGATGCCCGCCCGCTTAAGTGTTTCGATGTAGGCGGGTTCGGACGGGTCACACCAGAAGCGCGGGTTTTTGTAGCGGTTCTTAATCCGCCGCGCCTCTTTCACCCAAAAACCGTCCTTGCCGTCAACGCCCGCCACTAACTCACGAGTCCGGTAGACTTCCTCCACCAAATACAGCCGCCCGTCGCCGTCCACGCCAAAAACCAGCATGACGCCAGGGTTGGTATAGCCCCAATCGACACCCACTACGTACCGCTTGAAACTAGCGGGCAGCGTGTCGATGATATGCAATGCCGGATCAAACTCCTCGAAGACCGCGCCTTCAGCCTGCACCCATTTGCCTAGCACCAGCCGTTGATACAGCAAGCCTTTTAGTTGTTGTAGAATGGACAGGTATTCAGGCGGGTTATAGGGGTTATCCAGCGCCGATGAATAGTAGACGTGCGCCTCGCCACCTTTAATCAGCCGTTCGTGAATCCAGTGCGATGGCGCGCCGGGGTTGGTGGTCAAGATGATTTGACGGAACGCCCCCGCCTTGCCGCGCATACGCGCCAGCAGTTCATTGTAATCGTCCTCGACAAACGCCGTCGCTTCCTCCATCCACAGCATGTCAATCCCGGCGTCTTGCCCGATGGAGCGCACCTGTTCGCGCTGGGCCTGATCTTTCATGCCGCCCCATACCAGCACACTGCCGTTGCTGTACTCAAAACGCCGGGCGCTGGTGTGCAACCACACCGCCGGGTCGTTACCGATCACCACATGCTGCATAAAGGCAACGATGGAGTTGGTACAGGATTCGGCGGTCTTGCGGAGCATCACCGCCGTTGCGCCGGGATACTTCAGACAGTAGCCATGCAGCTTTTCCGCCGCCAGCCGAGATTTTCCCCCGCCCGCGGATCCGGTCAATAAGACCGTCAGGGACTTATCGCGCCAGGGGGGAACTTGCCAAGGTTCGGCGCGAAAGGGCTTAATGATTGTCGGCGGGGGGCTGATCATCATCGGTATCCCACTGATCAGGATGAGCCTCTACGGAGTACCCTTTTAAGCGTTCGCCCTTGCTGGTGACATCCAAATGCGTCGGCAGCCCCAACTGAACGCGCAAGTCCTTCCCCAACTGCCCAAAGGCTTTCACCAGTTCGTGCATCTCGCCAGTGTTCACCCGCATTCGGATAACCTCAATCTCGGCTTGCGGATTCTGGGGGTCTGGGACGCGCTGACGGCGGGTGATTTTCTGCTGTTCAACCGTCTCCATCATGTCCTCCACCTTTTTCGCCAGCTTCTCGTAACCGCGCCAGACGCGCTCGTTAAACTTTTCGAGCCGTTCGCGCTGTTTGGTGGCTTGCCAAACCGCCATTTCCTCAAGGTAATCCTTCAGCCGCCGCTGCCATTCGTATTTGCCTGACCATTCGGCAAGGGTATCAAACTGACGTGTTGGGACTTCGTTGGACGGTCGTTCCTTATACCGCGCCAGCAAATCACGAATACTGCGCTCCGGCCCCATGTTGACATAATCCATAAAGGCTTGGTAAGCGTTAGGGGCTTCCTGCGCCAGCGGTTTAAGGGAGGCGAAGTCACTGGTCATGGAATGTTCTCGTCGGGATGTTCAGCCTGATAGGCTAACTTAATGCCAATCATATTTCGACTAACCCAGGCGCGATTGTACTCCGTGTTCTCAAATAACTTACTAAAGCCCGTGATATGCTTTAAGCGCAGCAGCTCTTCAGCCTCCATACCCAACTCATTACAAATACTGGCGTCGTCCATCCCGTTATCCAGCATCTTAAACACGAGCGCCGCCATCCCGTCAATCGAATGCTTGCCCCGCGCCCGATTGTGTCTTACTGTCGCCGCCATGCGTTGGGCAGGGGTTTTATCCAACACGACAATGGGGAGCAACCCGCCCGTCCGTTCAGCAATGGTCATATTGGCCTTCATCGAGTAATACCGATGAAATCCATCAACGATGATATACTTTCCCTTCTCAGCGTCAAAAATCGTCACGATGGGTTGGGTATAGCCGTCCAAGACTTGCGCCGTCAGCAGCCGCGCCACGTCCTCCGTATCATACCCGGTCGCCTCAAGCAGCCCCTCGTCCTCACTTTGCCGCAGATACTTAACCAGCAGATCTTCATCCTGGCTGGCCAGCGCCGCCAGGCGGTTATCGCTGATAGCAAACGCCAGGGCTTCGGACTCGCTGAGGTGACTCACATCCACCGTGCGAATGTACCACTGCCCGTCAATATCCAGCACATTTTTAGGGACAGGGTTATGGTTATCGCGTACCATACGCAGGGCTAAAATCGAATGATTGCCGCCGCGTACCTGATTGTGCTGCCAGACGCGCGGGGCATTGTTGAACCCGAATTTGAGGATGCCCGCATAGATCGCGCCTACGTCACCACTGTTATAGTTTTCCTGCCACACCTGCAAATCATCGAGGGCGACGTAGCCCTCCGGGATTTTGTCAACCATAGTTTACAAACTCGCAATCTTCTCGAAAGGCCTGATAGACCGCCAGTGAACTGTCGAGCGTAAACTGGTCAAGGCGCGGGCGGGTGGACCAATTGGCGCTGCTGGTGACGGTGATTGCCTGGCTCTGGTCGGCGTTGACAACACACAGGATTTTAGCATGGTTGTAAAAGGTGATAAACCGCGCCTGCGGATAGCGTTTGAAGCCGTCCACGATCTTCCCGCTGCGCTCGGGGTCAATCCGCGTGACAAAAGAATTGTCCATAAACAGCGGGCAATCCGCCCATCCTCTAGTCCGTTGAGCATCAACTGAACATGTCTGTCGTTGAGTGTCCACGTAGAGCCATACACCCAACACGCGCGGTTACCCAACAGTTCCAGAAAATGGGTGAGTAGCGTCCCAAAATCAAATTGGGTGTTGCGGGGGATAAGCCCGCCCCGCCGATCTTCCGCACCGATGTCGGCGGCAACGATGTAGACAACGCTATCCGGCGGCGGGAGCGTTGGCACAAGCTTAACCAGCGCCGTGCGGCGTAAATCGACCTTCACGATCTTCTGGGCAATCGCCAGGTGCTCTAACAGCAGATCGTCGGTCAAGCCAAAGTCCAACTGCTGCGGTTGGCTGTACACCCCGTCCTCAGCGGCGGCGTCCAACAGACGCTTGAAATCGTCGTCCATCGGTCAGCGCACTACCTTTTGAATATCCGCGTCATTCCAATCGACGGGTGCTAACACAAACTTCTCAAAGTAGACATTGCCCTGCCAGAGCGCGTACAGCAGATTCACGCCGCAGGCGGCGGCCATCGTCATATCGCGCCCCGCCTTCAGCGAAATGGTCACATGCTCGGCGCTGGTATCGCGCCATGAGCGGCGGGCATCACTAAACCCCTGCGGGTCAAATGGATAAGTCAGCCCGGCGTCGGTGTACAGCACACACACGCCCTGCCAACTCACTTTGGTCTGGTCAAAGGTTTTGGACGGGTCAATGGTGAACACGTCGGGGCGGTACTGAAGATCAATCACGTATTTATGGTTGGCTTGCAATTCGACCCCGTGCAGTTGCAAGTAGGCTTTGCCGCTGACTCCGGTGATGTTCACTTGATAGGCTTCTTGAGAATAAAAGGTGTCGGGAATCCACCCCGGAATCAGCGCCGTGCCGTCCAGCCCGGTCAAGCGCCACTGCCAAGTGTAGCGCCCATCGGGCGGTGGCACTTGGACGGTGTGCTGAATATCTTCGCCGCGCGGGGTACGAAATTTGGTCTCGGAAAAGGGCAGCGTGATCGGCGCGCCGGACAATTGAAAATTTGGGTTAATGGGGTCGTTCAAAAAATGGCAATGATCGGTGGGTACACCGCAGCCCGGCTCGGCGCTGGGGGTCGGATCAGCGGGCGGGCGCGTGGCGGTGACAACAATGGTGTTGGTAGTGCAGGCAGTCAGCGCAAAGAACAGCAGACAAAAGACAAGTAAGCGCATAGGGGCAAGTCTCCATTCATTACCGCCATTGTAGCACAACTCGGTTGGAAAACAAAAACCCGGGACTTGGCCGGGTTTGGTTTGGGGGGAGAAATTATAGGGTACTTAGCCCGTATCCTGATTATACCTCACTTTTAGCAAACCAGCGCGCCATCGCTGCCAGACCCGTCGGGAAATCGACTTGGGGCTGCCAGCCTAGATGGGCATCGGCAGCGAAGTTGTCAGCGCGCGTCACCAGCGCCTCTCCCGGCAAGGCCTCAGCATACGCCAGGTGTAGGGTCTTCTGTGTGACCCGCTCCACCTGCTGAACAAACACATCTAGCGAAACATCTTCGCCTGTCCCAATGTTGTACACCTGATACCCGCCCAATTTTTGCAGCGACAAGTCGAAGGCGCGGGCTACATCGTCAATGTACGTCCAATCGCGGCTGACCAGACGGGGATCGCCGCGCAGCGTCAGGACTTCCCCGCTATGCGCCGCGTGAAGTGCCTTATAGGGCAGCATGTCCTGGCGCCCGCCTTCGCCGTAGACATTGAACAGCCGCAGCACCGTCATCGGACTTTTTTGGGCATACAGGCGGGCGAACTGTTCCATCGCCGCCTTGCTGGCCCCATACGGCGTTTGCGGGAGAAGGCGCGCGGTTTCCTCCAAGCGCGGGCGATCATACACGCTGCTGGAACTGGCCAGAATCACCGGGATAGACCGGACGGCGGCGGCGGTCAGCACATTCACGCTGCCCCTCACATTCGTGTCGATGTAGTCCTGCGGTTTCCTCCAAGACGGGGTAACGCCCGTAAGCGCCGCCAGGTGAATAACCACTTCCACACCAGCCATCGCGGGCAAAACCTGATTCATATCCCGAATATCCTGCCCACGCTGAAGATCAAAAGTATCCACCGTATGCCCCGCCGCCTGGAAATAGCGCAAGAGGTGTCGGCCAATAAAGCCGGATGAGCCAGTAATGAGTAGGTTCATCCCTGTCCCTGTTCCCAC